GACGAACCGCCACCTTTCCGCCAGTTAAATTCCCAGTAGAGCATATCGGGATAGTGCGCCGCCGCGCGCACGCCGCAGTCGTTGATCTGCTGCATATTCTTCCAGCGCGAAATACCGAGTGAACTGGTGATCACCGGGAAACCGTTCTCATGTGCATACAGCGCGGTGCGTTCAAAGCGCATGTCGAAACACATGGTGCAGCGCACGCCACGTTCCGGTTCCCACTCCATGCCACGCGCCCGCTCAAACCAATTGTCTTTATCATAATCGGCATCAACAAAGGGCACGCCAAACTGCTCGGCAAAGCGGATATTCTCCTCTTTACGCAGCTCATACTCTTTCAGCGGATGAATGTTTGGGTTGTAGAAGAAGATGGTGTAATCGATGCCGGAAGCCAGCATCGCTTCCATCACTTCGCCCGAGCAGGGCGCACAGCAGGAGTGCAACAGGACTTTATTATGACCGTTGGGTAAGGGCAGCGGCTGCCGGGTAAAGGTGTCAGACATGAGCATTATTGGTTAATGGAGTGTTGGGTAAAGTCTAAGGGGATAGCGTTAAAGATGCAAAGTTGAGGAAAACAGGCAATAAAAAAGGCCGCAAACGCGGCCTCTGGATTGAGCGACGAACGTTATTCAGTCACTTTCTTTTTCAGATCGCTGGCACCTTCTTTGGTTTTATTCCAGCCTTTCTGCGTGCCTTCTTTGGTGGCATCCCAACCTTTCTCAGAACCTTCTTTGGTTTTGTTCCAGGCTTTCTGCGTACCTTCGCTGGCTTTGCTGGTCAGGTTATCGCTTTTGCCTTCTGCCGCATGCTTCGCTTTCAGCTGCTGCTCTTTACCTTCGTTCTGCGCCTGATGCAGTTTTTCTTTAGCGGTGTTCGCACCGGCCTGCGCGTTAGCGACAGTTTCATCAGTTGCATGTGTGGTCGCGGCAAAAGCCGAAGATGCCATCAGAATGGCTGACAGTGCAATAATGGTCTTTTTCATAATTCCCTCTTTCATGAAATATGTCGTCTCAGGTAATCATCCTGGCACAGGCCGGGATGGAAAGATTTAAGAATAAACCAGGAATGAAAAAGGTCTAGTTTCGCTGGCAAAATCACCAGTAGATAGCATTTTAGGTTGTTGCAGGAAGGGATAAGAGCCACCTGAGCGGTGGCTCTGCAATATTAATCTGCTATCTGTCTGGCGCAGCATAGCAGTGGCGCAACGTGCAACGGTTGCGTACCGAGGTTGGCAATCAGGGATTGAACGTTACGCTGGTAACGTTGTGGAATCCGGGTGGCAATAAACACGCGATAGTCGAGGCGTTTATCGCCAGCCTGCCTGAGCTGTGGAGCCGCCTCTACTCTTCGTCGCGCTCTTTAGCGGCGCGCTGACGATCATAGAACTCATCTTCGGCGGCGATGATCTCATCCATCAATGAGTTCATATCCACTTCATGCACCTCTTCTACGAAGAGACCGGTGAGCGGCGTTTCTGGCGTCAGCTTTCCATCTTCATATAACTGCCAGATCTCTTTCGCATAGCGCGTTTGCAAAATCTGCGGAGCATATTGCCCGTAATAGGCGGTGATGTTGTTCACATCGCGCTCAAACATCGATTCAGCGTGGTTGTTTGCCGCGGCATCAACCGCTTGTGGCAAGTCGATAATCACCGGTCCGTTGGCATCCTGCAGCACGTTGAATTCCGACAGGTCGCCATGAACAATGCCGGCGCACAGCATGCGCACGATATTGCGGATCATGGCATCGAAATCCTTCAAGGCGTTCTCTTCAGTCAGGAACACATCGCTCAGGCGTGGCGCAACCAGACCTTCTGCGTCTGTGACCAGCTCCATCAACAAAACGCCGTCGATGCAAATGTAGGGCTGCGGGACGCGTACGCCAGCATTCGCCAGGCGGAATAACGCATCAACTTCCGCGCTTTGCCAGGTCTCTTCTTGCTGCTTGCGCCCGAATTTCGACCCTTTTTGCATCGCACGTGAATTACGGCTGTTGCGGACTTTGCGCCCTTCCTGATAATGCACGGCCTGCTTGAAACTTCGTTGTGTGGCGTCCTTGTACACTTTCGCACACTGGATTTTGCCGCCCGTTAACACGGTATAAACGTCAGCTTCTTTGCCGCTTCTTAGTCTTTGTAGTACTTCATCTACCAGGCCATCATCGACGAGAGGCTGGAGTCGGTTTGGGATTTTCATGCGAGTCGCCTTGAAAGAGTCCAGATACAAAAAAGCCCGTAAGGCTTGCGCCATACGGGCTCTTAGGACTTCATCGAATGACTCTGGTAATCATCGATGGAGAATTTTGGTGGGCTGGCGGAGTCTGAATAAGGAATATAACTTACTGAAAATAAAATGTTTTATTCAATTCAAGTTTCCTTTGTATACCTAAACGTATACCAATTCAGGAAAGTAACAAGCCAAAACTCGAAATTGGACCATCTTATCTCATCAGCGAAATAGCTGATTTAATATACTCTTCATGAGGTTTGAACCTCGACATATGCCGCACACACACAACCGGAACCCGCTGGCTGTGGAATTTAGCATAAAAGGCGTATGTGGTGTAATACCCTTTAGGATGCGAATACTTCAATGTACCAGCCTCGCCAAAATGTTTGAGTAACAAACTGGCGGCGGACAGTGAAGTCAGCCCATTGCTATAAGCGATAATCACCTCTGGATTGCAAAGCTGCAGCGTTACATTTTCGAAGAAGCCCATAGAGTTTTTCACGAGTTGCTCAACGGATAGATTCTGCCTCAATGCTTCCTTTTGAATGGATGCTGCATTTTGGGAGCACATCATAAGAGCGTTGGTGTAAACGACATCCTGCCAATCATAACCAAGCCCTTCAGGGATCAGCTGCAACCGCTTCGCGAGGTGAGTTATTCCCCATCTCCCTTCAACTCCGTTCTGGAGGTTCGAAATGTCGGGCCTCTCAAAGTCTCTTTCAACTGCTTGCGAATTCGTGGTCTGCGCATCGGCTGATGAACCATTAAAGCCAATCATAATTAGACGTTTTCTCGCAGGAGGCGAGGCTAAAAGTTCAAACGCACTATCGTAAGGCCTTCCCAGCAAATTGCTTAAATTGAAGTTTGCTAAGCCGTCTAAGATGAATTTTTTTGTGGCTTCCATCTGAATCCCTTCTATGAAAATCATCATTTCATGATACGTGAAAAAGGTTTTTTTAGAATTCATCCTTCACACTGTTCACTCTTTGTTTTTTATAAGTACAAACATAGTGTTAAGTGGTGATCGGTTGATGAATGGTGAAGCATATCATTCACCGCTGGTGAAGCATGTTCGTAAAAAAACCGGCTTTCGCCGGTTCTGGTTAGTCACATCGCTGTGGGATCATCGCACTTCGGCAGCCAGTCGCTGCTGCTTTCCTCCGTGAGATCGAGGTTGGTTTGCATCCCCAGCTTTGTGCGCCGCTTCAGGTAGTGATGACCATACTCACGCATGATGCTCTCAAGCGACAAGCCGAACATCTTCATGCTGAGCGGGTTCTTGTAGCCGTTGGCTTCCATATAGGCCAGATAGGCGTGGTAGAGATAGCGCTTAGGCTGGAGCGGCCTGATGCTGGCGTTTCCCATATAGAGCGCATTCGGTTCTGGTGTGGTGAAAAGGTAGCCGCAGAAGTCCACCATTGGATCGGCGTCGCGCTTGATGCGCATGGCTTCATCTGAGTTCTGCTGTGACTGAAGCAATACTCTTGCATCCTGCGGCTGGCTGAACTGCTGCATCAGCTGGCGCACGATAACGGCCAGCTCGGCGCTGATTTTTTCCTTCAGCTGCGGATCGCGCTCGTTTGGCGGGATGATTTCGGGAAAGTGCAGGATCACCCGGCGGCGAGATACGCCGCCGCTGCGGTCAGTGAAGCGCATCGGGTTGTTATTCACTGCCAGTATCACCGCCGGAATATGCGTGGAATATGCATCCCGGTATTTCGGATCGACGGACACCGCATCGCCGCCGGTGATTGCTTTAAGGCCCGCGCCGTCGCCGCTCCACTTCTCCTGATCGGGCAGGCGTATCAGCGAGTAGCCAATCACCGCCGCGCGCTCGCGCGATGACTCCAGCGTTTCGATGGAAGCTGACACCGAGTTATCCGCACCGGCCAGCATGGTGGCGATTTCCGCCATGATGCTTTTGCCGCTGCCGCCGGGTCCGGTAACTTCAAGAAACAGCTGCCAGTCGTAGCGGTTCGCCAGTACCATAAACAGCGCGGCGAGAATGATGTTGCGCTTCTCCGCGCTGCGTCCGGCGGCGCGGTCCAGCCACTGCCAGAAACATGGCGCGTGGCTTTGCAGTGTTTCCCCCTCAACCGGGCTTGTGTAGTCCACATCGCTGACGGTGCGCAGCCAGTTCTCACGCCGGTGTGGGCTGAACGTGCCGCTGCGCGTATCGAGCACGCCGTTGCGAAAGCCAATTAGCTGGCGCTGCGGCGCGGCCTGCTGGGGCAGCATCAGCTTCAACGTATCCACCACGCCCGCCACCTTGCCCGCCGAGAACGGCGCGCGCAGGCGCTGGAACAGCTTCGCCACGTCGCGCCCGAACTGATTGCCGGAAATCACCTTCCACGCTCCGGCCTCGTAGCGGCAGAGAATTTCCCCGCTGGCGTCCACGGCAAGATTGCTGCGGTAGTGCTCCGCCACGCGCTCCGCCTTTTCGCTGGCGCTCATGGCGGAAAATTCCGCCTCGCTCATCACGTCAAAGGGGCTTGCAGCAGGCGTCGCGGCGGCCTCTGACAGCGCCTGCCGGATCGCGGCCTCGCCGTGCTGCGTATACGCGTCGTTCCAGTCGCCGAACACCGGCGGCAGGGCCACGGCTCCGTTACAGGCTGCGGCGGCCTGTGCTGCCTTGCGCTGGCCGTCGCCGTTCAGGTCGCGGTCGGCGGCAATCACCAGCTGCAGCGAGGGGTGTTTTTCACGGGCAAGGCCAGCCAGAGAAAGAAGGTTCACGGACGACAGCGCAATCCATACCTCATCGCCGGTAAGGTTGTGCACCGTCAGGCCGGTAGCGTAGCCCTCTGCGAGCCAGATGCGCCTGGATGGCTTATTGCTGCTGAGAACGTGGCAGGTACCTTTTACCTGTCCGCCCTTCAGCGTGCGCTTGATACCCTTCGCGTTAATCAGCTGCACGTTAACGAGCGCGCCGGTCATGTCATGCAGGGGCACGACAATATCGCCGGGACTGTAGGTCGTCAGGGCGACTTTGTGCGGCTTCGCAAGCGTCAGGCAGGACTGCTCCGGCCACCCCTTGCGGGACAGGTAGGCGTTGCTGCTGATTTCACGCGCGGTGCTCGCCAGCTGCTGTGCCAGCGTGGCAGCGGCAGCGCGGGCGTCCCCGCTGTCTTCCGCTTCAGCGTGGATGACAGCGGCCTCGCTCACGGGTGGCAGGTTGCCGGTCAGGGCATTAACGCGCTCGGCGGCCTCGGTCACGTTAATGCTGAGCGCCTTTTTCACCAGGTCCATGCCGTCACCGGCCCCGCACTGGTTGCAGAGCCACGTACCGCGCCCCTCCTTATCGTCAAAGCGGAAACGGTCAGTGCCGCCGCATACCGGGCAGGGCATGTGGCGGTTCTTCACCACCTTTACGCCCAGTGCGGGAAGGATGCGGGGCCACTGCCCCTGCGCGGCCTTCGCCGCGTCTGATACTGTCATTTTCATCTTGTTGTCCCTCAGTGCAGCAGCGGCGCATCGTGAATGCGCCCGCTCAGCTCGTCCATCACGACCTGGCCTAAAAAGCTCAGCCCCGGCGCGCTCTTGAGCGGTCCGGCGGCCAGCAGATCGTCCAGCAGGGCGCAGGCAATTTCCTGACCGCGCAGGCGTCCGTGCTGGCGCAGATAGAATCCCTCAAGCTCGGTCTCAATGGCGCGCTCAAGCCGTGTCAGCGTCAGGCCGGGATAGCGCTGCTGCTCATCGCACAGGGTGAGCCAGGCGCAGGCTACCGCGCGACGGGCCAGCGCGGCGTGCAGGTCGGGGGAAAGGGTGCGGATTTTCATGGCGTCACCTCGTCATTCATCCAGCTGTCGTGGCAACGGGTCAGCACGCCGTCGAGCTGCTCGGTAATAAGAAACACAAGCGAGGCCAGTTGCGCGCGCTGCGCAGGCTGCGGCAGCTCGTGGCATTCCTGGAAAGCGGTCATGTCGCTGACGAAGCGCCCGGCGTTGCGCAGGTGCTCAAGGCGCGTCAGGTCGTCCGGGGAAATTGTAATCTGGCTCATGCGCGCACCTCCGCAACCGGCAGGCGGCAGGCAAGGGACAGCACGTAGTCGCGGGCAAGCAGCTGGCGGGCGGCGCGCTCGTCGGTGGCGGTGGCGCGCAGCATCCGCACGCGGCAGTGACGCTCACAGCGGCGCACAGCGGCAAAGACGAAAACAAACTGAGGGTATGGTGAATGAAGGACCGTAGCCATAGGGGCAAACTCCTTTGTTAGCTTGTTACAGCTACCACCAGAGTTTCCACGCTCATGGGTGGTAGCCCGGACGGGGGTGGAAATACCGGCAACAAAGGAAACCGGCCAGCCCGAAGGCTGCCCCGCCCGGGCCACCATTACGCAGAAGGCGCAGCGGAAACAGAACCGCCGCCCGAAAAATGGGTGCATCAGGGCACAGACACAAAAAAAGACGCATGGCGCGTCTGGTGTCGCCTTTGTTTTGCTCGGGTTTCCACGCCCGGCTGTCGATTTTGCGACAGCGAAAATACTGTACCAGGGAAAGCCCCCGGCGCGCAAGCCGGGAGTGAAAGAAGAAAGCGGCATAAACACCTCAGCAGTCGGTGAGGATGATGCCGTCGCGGGTAAATACCTGCGGGTTTGAAGAGGCCTCATCGCTACGTGAAATGCGGAAGCTAATGCCGGTGCCGCGAAAACGCTGTGGCTGCCCGGGCATATCCACCTCAGCGGCAATGGCCAGCGCCAGCTGCTTCGCGTCTTCCATAGACAGGTTATGAGTCGTACCGCCAATGTTCAGCCGGATCATGCTGCACGCTCCTGACCACGCGCGGCGATACGTTCGTTCATCCAGGTGCTGACTTCGCTTGCCAGCCACGCCACGTTTTTACCACCCAGCGATACCTGCGCCGGGAAGGCGCTGCGGCTGATGAGGTCGTAGATGGTTGAGCGGGAAAGGCCGCAGACGTGGATCACTTCCGGCAGGCGCATAAAGCGTTCCTGAACGGGTGAATATACCGGCATTACCGGGACCGCCGGGGTGGAAGATGGTGCGGATAAAACGGTTTGCATAGCTACCTCTCAGTATGTCCTTAAAGCACCAGACAGATACGTCCGGGACCGGGTAGCTATTTATTCTGCGAATATTTTCGCCGGTGACAACAAGATAAATTTGTCTGGCTGACGCCACAAAAACCACATAAACGACAGGTGTACATGAATAGTCTTAATGAGTACCAAAGAGTGCTGAGGAGGTTTTCTCCAGTAACTTAGAGTTATAAATAGAATAATTTTTATTCTTATTTATTCCATAAAGGGTTTCGTTAAAAAATTTCTGAGGTGAAGAGTGGTGAACAGAGGATGAAGGATTGTTTTTCAACTATTCACCCTTTAATTAACTGTATTTATTATCTTTTTTCTTAAGGTGAAGAATGGTGAAGGTTTTATATAAAACTGAAAGCTTATAAACAGCTTTGGTGAGACCTTTTCCTGGCTCGCCAGAAAGAAAGCTTTTGTCTGGTCCGTCATACAACGCCGCCCGGTGGCAGCGCCTGTGCCAGCCCCGGCACAATTGACTTATCCCAACAGACCCGACAGGAGCATATATGACCGTCAAAACTGCCTTACCCGCCAGTACCCAGACCGAGCTGGATAAAGTCAGCACCGCAAAAGCCGCATGGCTTGACGCACGCAGCAGGCAGGAGGCCGCCGCCTCTCAGGGCGACATCATCCGCCAGCGCCGCCGTGATACCGAGGCGAATGCGACCGCCCAGAATGACGAATGGCGCAGGCTGTTCCATGAGAACGGCGGCGTGATGACGCCGGAGATGAAGAAGCTGCGCGCAGAGGTTGCGTTCGACCGTGAGTCGCTGGAAGAGTTTGATGCCCTGCTGGCCCTGCACGCGCAGGAGAATGAGTCCCTGCCGTGGGAAACCGGCGACCTTGCACTTGCTTACATCAGTGCGCACAGTGACCTGGTGAATCTTCGTGCCAGGCAGCTCTGGCAGATGTTTATGGACGCGCACGGCCAGCAGCTTATTCAGACGCTGAGCTTGCTGAAAATCACGCTAGGGCGTCAGGCCAGCGCCGGGATTGGTGAAGTGGACAGTGTGAACGACCCGGAGACGGTGCTGAAGAATTTTATCGCCCGGAACATCACTGACCCGGCACTGGTGTGTGACGCCCTCCCGGAAGACGACGTGTTTAAGCTCGCGGGCACCTTCCCTGCGCGCGGCGCACATGATGACTACAGAAACAGCCCCTCTCCCGCAGCGCGCCACAAAATTCTGGCCCGACGCAAAATGGCGCAGAAGGAGCAGGCACAATGACCGTCGCAACCACACCCGCACAGGCGCTGGACCAGTTTCGCGCCGCCCGCAGCAACTGGCATGTGTATCTCAGTGAGCGTCAGGAGGCTGAAGCGGCCCTGAAAACCATGCTCACGGCTGGCGAAAAAACGACTGATTACAGTGAGCGTGAACCTCTGCTGCGCGAGCGCGTCGCGGTGCTGGACTGGCAGATTAACTGCGCCGCCCGTGAGGGCGTGTACGCACAGCGGGTTGTGCTGGAAGCCTGCACGGAGGACGCGCTCAGCGGCTTTATGGGTGAACACGGCCGGGCGCTCACCTCCGCGCTGGCCCCGTTCCTGAACGGCCCCGGCGGGCTGGAGGTGGCCGCCCGGCTGCTGCGCAGCGCCGTAGCCCGTGAGGTGCAACGTGCGCGCCCGGCGGTGGCAGCAGTTTATAAGGAAGCGCTCGCGGAAACGGGCCTTTCCCCGGAAGCCGATATGCTTCGCGACTGTCAGGGGAGCTACACCCCCGCACAGCACCTGCGCTTTGCGCAGCGCCAGAACCGGCTGCCGCAGGAGGGTGCGTAATGGCCCTCAAATGCCCGGAGTGCGGCACCACCGCACATACCCGCACCAGCGCCTACGAGTCAGCGACCGTCAAACGCACCTGGTATCAGTGCACCAACCTTGACTGCTCCTGCACGTTCACCGCGCTGGAGAGCGTCGAGAAAATCATCATGAAGCCGCAGAAGCGTGCAGAGTCAGAACCCGCAGCGGCAACGCTGAGCGCGGCGCGTCAGCCGCAGACGCTGGGCCGCTACGGCGACGCCTGCACCCGCCGCGACCGGCACGCACAACCCTGAACAGGAGAGAATATGAGTACGCAAACGACAGACACCGCAGTTAACGCGACTGGCGCGCGCATTGCCGCCGCCATGCACACCGGAAACCAGACGCTGCGCGAAGCGGGCTGGCTCACGAAACTGCCCGCAGCGGAGGCGGAAAAGACCACCGCAGAGCTCGTCACAGGCCTTTCCCCTGGCTGGCGCCTGCGTGTCGCCGACCTGATGAGCAGGCTCAATGGCTGGATGGAGGCCCGCGACAGTGAAACCGCCGCAGCCGGTACCGTAAGCACCCTGCGTGAGCGCCGCAGCGAGGCCGAACGGGAGGCAGAGGCGGGACGGGCACGCTTTCGCGAACTGCTGGATCAAAACAGCGGCACCGTTACGGCGGAAATGAAAAAGCTGCGCGCCGCCTACCTTGAACAGGAGGAAACCGCGCGCGAGCTTGAGAGCCTGACCAGCGAAAAGGAAAAGCAGCTGCCGCAGCTGGCTCATGTCACCGGGTGCAAGGCAAATGCCTATG